AATAGCTAAAGCATCTATTTGGTCATCATGTCTTAACGCACCCTTCTCTCTTGTTATTCTAGTCATCTGTCTGAATAATTGGTGGTCAGGGTCTAGTTTAAAGTCTTCTTTGACGAGTAATTCATCAATAACAAGCCTATGAGTATTCATAATAGGCTCTAATGTGTCTATAATTCTCTTCTCTTTTTGAATATTATGTCTTACTTCTTCTATTTCACATGGGTGTATCTTAGCCATAACAGGTTTTAGTAAGGCTGTAGCCATACCATCACCAAAGTTACTCTCGATAACCACATGATTTACTTTGTTTCTTTTAGCAATGTTAGATAATTTCTCTAATACAGTATCAGAATAACCACCTTCTAATGCTCCTATATCTGTTAAATACAGAACACCATGCAACATTTTAAGAACAGCATACGCTGTTTTATCTGCACCACGACCTGAAGGGTCAATAGACATAGCTACACCTTCAAATGGTGTAAACTCTTCTGACATATACAGAGGAGACGTCCAATAATCACCTTTAAGTCCAACATTAGGTAACTCAGGGTCAACCGCTTTGATTTGGTCTTGTCCTGACGCCCATTGTATCTTAGCAGGAGCTTCTTCCCATGTTGTGCAACCTGATACAGTTATTAAATCATTAAGTTTAAGAGGGTGTTTGTTTGCGTCAGATAAAGAAGTATCTAACATAAACTGTAAGTTAAACCCTGAACGACCATAAGAACTTAATCGTTCCATCAAATCTATTTCATTAAACCTTAAAGGGTCTGTAGGTTTACCTTCTTTGTCTATAACATCACTTATTATAGAAGCTATCTTATGCCCATACCCCACTGTCTGTACTTTATCAGGATATAAAGCTGTCCATATTTTAGTTTTAAACCCACGCTCTTCTAAATCATTATATAATGACATTTCAGTTTGTGGTGTACCTAGAAATACAATTCTACCAACTTTAGGTTTTATAATTGCATCAAATTCTTTTACTGTTTCACCTAATCTGTCTCTCATTAGTTGTGTTTGAGAGTTATTAGCTGACTCAACGTCATCAGCAATAATTAAGTCTGCTCTTGAACCTGTAAGCTGTCCTGTAATACCCATAGATTTTACTGAGGGTGCATGTGACGCTAATGCAGGTGCAACATCAAAGCTAACTTTACTTTGTCGTTGTTCATTTCTAGGCTGTAAGTGCTGTAATAGAGGCATCTCAGCTATAAGACGCTGTGTAAATGTACTAAAGTCATCTGCTCTACTTTTACTTGCAGATACAACCAAGATATTTCTTTGAGGATTTAATAATAGTTGGTGACAAACAAATGCACTTGTAATCCAAGATTTACCTACACCCCTAAATGCTTCTATAACTATTCTTTTCTCATCTGATTGTAGATAATCAGCTATGTCATATTGTATGGGTGTTGGTTCAGGTAAGTTTAAATGTTTCCAACATAAGTATAAAAAGTTTTTAAAATTCTTTATACGTTTATCCTTCAGTGTCATAAGGTAATTCCTCAAGTATATTCTTAGCTTTCTCTACAATAGTTTCACTACTGTATGTTTTACACACATCTAAACACACTTTCATCTCTGAAGCTGTTAAGTCTTCACCTGAAGTTAGTTTTTTGTATGCTTGAGAAACTAGAAGAATAGGTAACTCTTCTATTATTTTTTCTATGTTTGGTTTTACTTGTGGATTTTCCTTTTCATTCATTAAAAGATGTTATTCCAAAGAATAACTAGCAGGATAATACCTACACCTATTAAAAAACGTCTAAAGTTTTTATTTAACCCTCTCCATGTATATTTAAACTCGTCTAAAAAATTTTGCATTTTGTTCTCCTATTTCTTAAATAATTTAGTTGCACCTTTAATTCCAAAAGACGCACTCACAATTAATCCTAAACTGTAAAAATACCAGTCAGGCGTTTTTGAAAGAGCTTCAAACCCTCTTTCTACATAAGTAACTGTAAAAGGTATGAAGCATAAAATTAATGGTAGTGAGAAAACAATAGTTAAATATTCATCTTTCCACGAACTTTGTGAGCCTTTTATTGCTTCTAAATCCCATTTAGCCTCACCCTTTATCTGAGCTTCCATTAGTGATGTTTTAGCTTTTATTTCTGTTACTTTTTGTTCTGCTTTAGCTTTCTTCGTATCTACAAAGCCTTTTACGCTTGTAGAAACAATGTCAACCATTGGAGCTAAAAGTAGATTTAACATTTACCGCACCCACATTGGCATTTATTTTTTCTTACTAAGAATAGTAAGACTACTAATATAATTAAGTTTAACGCTGAAATATCGTTCATTAGTAAACTTCCTATTTGTTCTGTTTTCATTTAATACCCTTTAGGTTTTGGTTTAGGTTTTGGTTTAGGTTTTTTTGGCATGTTACCCCCTTTTCTTTGCAGTTTTAGCCGCTCTTTTAAAATTTGCGGCAGTTGGAGAACCTTTTGTCCCTGCTTTTCTCATTTTTTCTCCACTACCAGATTTAATTCTTGCTCTTTTTGCGTGAATGTTTGCGTATAATCCTTTTCCCATTTATTATCCTATCTTTAAAATTTTCATTATTGTCCAAATTGCGGCGGTAGCCGCTCCTATCCACATGACTGCTTTAATGCTACCTTTTCCAGTAGCCATTTCTTGTTTGAGGGATTGGATAGCACTCCTATTTTCCTTAACTTCTATCTTTATCTCATCTAAGGTTTTTTGTAAGTTACTTACTTGGGTGTTCCAATCACTCATTCTCTGTAATCTCCATCAATCTCTAAACGTAGAGATTTTATTTTATAATTTAATTCTAATATTTCTTGTTTTAAGGTTAGTACATTTTGATTTTCTTGTATGGTTACAATATCGTCTTTCATTATAGAAAAATCTTTCCATAATTGACCTACAATAAATACGTTAGCTACTAATGTTGAAAGTAATCCTGTTATTATAAGTATTGTTTTTAAATTAACATCTACTTGTGCCATTTACCACAAGTACACTTTCCATCTTCGCAACAAGGATTAATCATGTGTCACCTAATCTAATAAAACTCATTCCAGTATGTGTAGTGCCACTACTTCCTAACCAGTTGACACTATCAGCACTTTCATTTCCTGATGATTCACCTGCTAATCTGCATTTATGAGTTGTTGTATTAGTAACATCAAAAATAAAACTTGTATCAATATTACCCCAAATATTTAGTGATGTTGACCCACCATTTTCTATATATGTTCTGCCTTGTGAAGCTTCTGAGTAAGAAGCATTATTAGTTGTTGTTTCAATTTTCATTTTAACTTCTGCATGACTTCTATCATCATAAACAACAGCACTTGCTCTAATTATCCAAATGCCTGTGCTTGGAAAAGTAAAAGTACCAGATGATTCTGACATACCTGTACCAAGTTTACCAAAACCATTTGTATCTACTCTTTCCCAGTTTGAACTAAAATTAAATCCATCATCTTCTGTATCTTCATAATTAGATGTTATTCTCCAATAATCAGCTTCGGTAATACCACCTTGATCATAATTACCTGTAGGCAAAGTACCTGTAACATTAGTAGCTAAGTTTAAGTTTCCTGTTACACCAGTGTCTAATTTTAAAAAAGTTTGAGCCATTATGGTTTACTCCAAATTGAATGTGTTAATTGTCCTGTTTCTTCATCACGAGACAAGAGTAAATCGTATTGTTCTTCTGTTAAAAAATCTTGTGGCAAATCTCTAAGACTTTGACGCCAAGTTTTTATATTGTCTGGCATTGTTACATCAGAGTTAGCAAGGTAATCAGTTTCAATTAATTTTTCTAATCTTAATGATTTTATCTGTGCAAGTTTTCTAGTTGCACTTGCATCATTCCATGCTTGTTCTTCTATATTTCTTGCTGTTTCTTCTTCGGCTGTAAGTTGTATGCTTTCGCCATTTACTAATTTATATCTAGGCATTATTTTACTACTCCATAAAGTGCGTAGTTATAATATCTAATATTACCACTACTTAAATATATTTTAAAACCCTCATAAAAATTACTACTTTGAGCATTTTGATACCCTCTTAAAGTACCTACTTTAGCAATATCATCTACTCTATAAGAAGCAA